CGTCAGAAGGTCGTTATAATGGCTTTCTGACGGCTTTGTTTTGTGGGTGGAGCATCGTTTTGCTGAAGCTAGCAGAATGATTTCGAGAGAGGGGAAATGAGTGGGTGGGCTGACAGCTGGGCTGACAAAGTGGGCTTACACATTAGGGAAAGTGGGCTTACAAAATACCCCAAAAAGGGGGTGTGAGTGGTAGGTCGTAATATACAGTTTTCGGTGATAACTCTAAAAATAGGGGGTGAGTTATGGGGTGAAATACACCCTTGTTTTTTCATCTCTCATCTTATATATAAGGGAAAATCAATGGATTAGCCCTTTTGTTTCTCAAATATATAGCTAGTTATGGGGTGGAAAGGTGGCTTGGTGGATAGAAGAGGTGACACATCGTATTACTCTAGGCGTAGCGTGCCTAGAACAACAGACATGTGATAAATCTCTGCGCGTGGTACTTCGATAGGAGGGTATTTTGCATTGTCGGATACAAGGCGGATAGTGGCAGGAGAAGTGCCTTCGAATAATCTCTTTATAAGAACTCCTTGTTCTGTATCCACTACGTATACCTTGCCCCATTGAAAGAACGTACTCTGAGCATTAATTCTTTGACATGCTACTATATCTCCACTACTATAGTTAGGAAGCATAGAATCTCCTTTGATGGGAATAAGGTAGTCAGCACTTGGAAAGATAGAAACCTGAAAATGTTTACAATCAGAGAGTAGTACATTTTGTTCGCCTTGGAAGAATCCTGCTGCAGCTTCTATTGGAACTAATGGGATGCCTTTCTCTTCTGTATTTATTTGATGCATATCAGCGACACAGTTCGGACTAATGCCGTCGATGTCGTTTGAAAGCATATTGCCCTCACCAAGCATAAGCCATGAAGGAGAGAGTTCTTTATACTCGGTCAGAATTTTGACTATCATATCTCCTCCAATCTGACTCAGCAAATTTTTTCCTTTGAAATTGCTGCTCTGAATTCCCGTCCTTTGGAAAAACTCGGTCTTTTTGATACCTCTCATCTCCAGAAAGGTCAAAATTCTTTCTTTTATAGTAAGTTTTTTGTCCACAACTATTGCTTGGTTGAAATTTTGTCCTTAACTTTGCAGTGTATTCCAATTAGAATACGCCCCAAAGGTACGAAAAAGGGGCGATTTCAGCGAAGAATTTCGCCAAAATAATGAACGCATTAACACTTATCCCACAAATGGAACAGACAAAAACCCCCAAGCGCAGCATTGCAGCTAGCGCAGAACTGAAGGCTAAATTAGCCGAAATGTGGAATGTAACTCCACGTATGGTAAACAAGGCTCTCTTAGAATGGAGCGACAGCCGACTAGCTCATGTGATTCGTCGCACAGCCATGGAGCATGGTGCAGTAGTGATGGTATCAGCACTTGAGTGTGAGACAATCCACACCAGCAACGGTAAGATGCGACAGACCTTTGCAAATGGCGCAGTACTAGAAGTTACGATGCAGACAGGTCGCTGTGTAGTGACTCATTACAACAAGGTCGTGAAGGAGGTTGAAATTCTAACCCTCGAAGAACTTGACGCATTACAGCAAGAGGTTGCAGCTTTGAAGTAGAATCGCCCAATGGGCAAACAACGACAACAATGGAGTATTACAACAAACAGCTATGCATATCAGCGCGAGAGTTGATAGATAAGGGGATTGTGACAAAATCCAATTATGACCAACTCTCAGCTCGCGGTCGCATCCGCGTGGTGCGTCGTGGCGGTGGTGCTGCTGGTTGTTGCGCGCTCATTGCAGTGGATAGCTTACCACCAGCCTATAAGGAGAAGGTCAACGCCCTCTATCCTGAGAAGCATCGGATAATGGTTGAGAATTGGCTGCGCGAGAACTACGAAGTAGACCAGCGCGCCATGGCTTACTACTCGAGTCCCTCAGAATGCGGAGTAGACCTGCCCATCGAGAAGGTGAACGAATATGTGACCAACGCCAGTGTGCTGAACTGCGCCCTCTACCTCTACAGTCACACCGTCGCAACTAATAAGCTCTTCAAGGAGCGATTCAGCTGGGACAAGATGTGTGCAGTGATTGAAGGACTACGCGACCTTTACGGACACACGCTACCGAGTAGCACCCTCCGCTTTAGGAAGAAAGCCAACGAATATAAGAAAGGAGGCTACGGAGTCTTGATTAGTGGCAAGTTCGGCAACCAAGCAGCACGCAAGGTTGACCACAAGACAGAAAAGCTCATCATCGGCATTTCCTGCCTACCTAATAAGCCCTTCAACTCCAATGTAGCCGAAATGTACAATCAATTCGTCTGCGGAGAGTTGGAAGTTTACGACCCCGAGACAGGTGAACTCTTCGACCCTGAGGAGTTTGTGGACAAGAATGGCAATCCAAAGGAATTGAGCGAAAGCACCATCAGTAACTACCTCAATCGCCCCAAGAACCGCCTCCTCATTGCTAAGGCGCACGAGAGCTACACCACGTTTATGCACGAACAGATGCCTCACATGCACCGTCATGCTGGCGCGTTTAGCCTCTCGCAAATCACGATGGATGACGTTGACCTTACGCGCAAGCTCAAGGACACGAAACAACGCATCCATGCCTACTACGCTTACGATGTGGTTAGCCAATGCGTTATCGGAGCGAGCTACTCAAGGAAAAAGGACGAGCGATTGGTGCTCGACTGCTTCCGTGATATGTTTAGGCTTATCGACCGCCAAGGTTGGGGGATGCCAGCAGGTATTGAAGTGGAGAACCACTTAATGACCCAATACAAGAGTGGATTTTTGCAGGCAGGTGTAGCTTTCCCCTTCGTTCGCTTCTGCGCAGCGCAAAACTCTCAAGAGAAGTATGCAGAACCACTCAATGGTGCAAAGAAGCGCAGCATCATCCACAAGAACCACGAAGGTATCGGACGTTTCTACGGCAAAGGCAAGTGGCGGACAGAAGCCAAGAAAGTGAGCGATGCCACAAACGAGCTCTACGAGGACAAACAATACTACACCTACGATGAGCTAGTAGCTGACGACCGTAGAGACTGCGCAGAGTGGAACGCAGCCCTGCATCCCAATCAGAAGAAGTACCCTAACATGAGCCGTTGGGACGTGCTAGTGGCTAATATCAATCCCACGCTGCAACCGCTCGACAAGCTAACCTTGGCACGCTACATTGGTCAGCGCGTAGAGACTAGCGTCAGACGCAACTCCACGGTGCGCGTGATGGGCGAAGATTGGTGGTTGAGCAAGACCGAAGTACTCGAAAGACTTGCGCCTAACAACTACAAGGTCGTTGCCTGCTACCTACCCGACGAAGAAGGACACCCCACTGAGGTGCACCTCTTCCAAGGTGACCGCTACATTGACACCGTAGAACGCGTAGAGACCTACAATCGCGTGATGGCTGAGCAAACAACCGAAGACCATGCGAAATTTGCCAAGCAACAACAGAAAGTTGCCAAGTTCAGCAAATACGTTGCGGAGAATGCTGTCCCACAGGTTAGCATCATCAAGCCCGAAGTCAAGTTTGGCACGTCCGAGCTGCTCAAACCAACTCCCACTCTGGCAGAGATCATTGTACCGCCCCCTGCTGAAGACGAGGACGACTACTACCTCCCACCGCCAGCGACGGACTACCGCGCACGAGCATTGGAGAGCTTATAACAGATTACAGAGACCCACTTATAACAGCATTAGAACATGATTACAACGGAGATAAAGCAAAAGATTACGGCTGCTATTGCTGCCAACCGCATCAACTACCCCTCAGACGCGAAGCACGCAGCAGCCTTGGGTATGACGACCTCAGTATATAGTGCCGTCAAAAAAGGTCAGACAGAGCGCGTGCTGAGTGATGGTGCATGGGTGACCATCGCCCGACGTTTGGGTGTGAACCTGCGCGGAGAAGTAGAATGGAAGGCTGCCAAAACTGCCACATTTGAGTTTGTCAGCGCGCAATTAGAAGCCTGCCAACTGTCTAGCCTTAGCGGAATCCTCTGTGACCTGCCCAATATCGGCAAGACCTTTACAGCTCGCCACTATGTCAAAAGTCACCGCAATGCGGTCTACATAGACTGCTCGCAGGTGAAGACCAAACTCAAGCTGATTCGCACCATTGCTGCTGAATTTGGTGTTACCGCTCGCGGACGCTATGCCGATGTTTACGATGACCTTGTGTATTACTTGCGCAGCATAGACCGCCCTCTAATCATCCTTGATGAAGCAGGCGACCTCCAATATGAAGCCTTTTTGGAACTCAAAGCCCTATGGAACGCTACTGAACGCTGCTGCGCGTGGTACATGATGGGTGCAGATGGCTTGCGCGCTAAAATAACACGTAGCATTGATGCGCAAAAGGTAGGATACACCGAGATGCTGAGCCGATATGGCGACCGCTACGCACGAGTTACCCCCGACGATGGTCGCGACCGAGAAGCATTCCTGCGCGAGCAAGCCCGAGTGGTGGCTATGGTCAACGCTCCCGAAGGCACAGATATTGGCAGCATCGTGCGCAAGACCGCTGGCGGACTACGCAGAGTCTACACCGAAATCGAAAAGTTGAAACTACAACCATCCTAACCCCCAAAAATCCAATGAGCAGAAAACTCTACAGTCCTGAAGAAATCATCCGTAAACGTTACGAGGTTCTCCCTTGGGAAGGTCAATGGGAAGAAGCCTTTGGACGTCCAGCCATTGGCGAAACATGGTTTATCACAGGCGCAAGTGCATCGGGTAAGAGTAGCTTTGTGATGCAGCTTGCTCGCGAACTCTGCAACTACGGAAAAGTCCTCTACCTCTCTCTTGAGGAAGGTGTTTCGCAGAGTTTCAAAGAGCGCATCGAACGCTATCAAATGAGTGAAGTAACTAGAATGTTTGCTGTTGCCACATCCGATAGTTATGAAGAACTCATTGAACGATTGTCCAAACAGCGCAGTGCTCGGTTTGTCATCATCGATAGCTTTCAATACGCAGGCTGGACGTACGCGCAAGCCATAGCCCTCACAGAGCGTTATCCCAAGAAGACGTTCATCTTCATCTCTCAGGAGGATAAAGGCGCACCTCTCGGTAAACCAGCCATCCGATTGCGTTACGCAGCAGGCGTGAAGGTTCGCGTCTCAGGCTTTAAGGCTTTTTGCCAAGGTCGCTACTCGGGCAAGACAGGTAGTTATTACCCCGTGTGGGAAGAGGGCATTTTACGATTAGAAGGAGGAGAAAATGATGAGTAATCAGAAGCCCCCAGAAATCTACTTCATGCTCTTACCCAACGACCGCGTGACTGATGTGCTTGAGGATTGGTTGGCGAGAAACCTAGCTTGCAATCTCACTCTGCGAAGAGCAAAGACAAAAGGACACACTGTAATAGAAACAAGTGATGTGATCTTTGCTGCACGCATCCAACAATGGCATGGCTGTCTAAAAGTACATATCATAAAAGAAGAAAGGCAATGAGAAAGAGTTCAATCAAGATTTTAGAGGATGAGCTAAAGCGCGCAGAAATAAGAAGAGGAATCGCGGTTCGAGCTTGTTACGAATCCGACACGACCGAAAGATTTTTCCGCAACCTCCTAGAAGAAGCCAAACGAAACAACGAACCCAAAGAGATTATAGACAAAATGAATGGCGACCTAGAGAGGGTATCAGCCATAACGAAAGAAGCAAAAGCAATGGTAGACGAAGCAGAAGTGCGGTACAGAATTGCCCTTCAGGACATCCACGACACCCGAGAAGCCATTAACCCCCTAAACAAACCATTTTCGTAAGCTCACGAAAAAAAAAGAAAGCAATGAAACAAGATTACGAAGAGAAACTCTACGAAGCCGTCAAGGAAGTCGCAAAAGACCTCCCCCTCCAAGAAGCAGCGCGGATTTTTATCTGTTGCCTAATCCGAGATACCAAGCCCCCGATAAACGCGACAAGCATCACTCTAGAGATGACAAATTTCGACATCGAAGTGAAGCTAAAGTTCCGAACAGAGGGCAAGTAAAATAGAACAATACCCCCCTACAACAATGAGTAAATTAGTACAACGCCTAGCATTGCACCCCACACGCTACGACCTCGGACACGAGGAACATTACCTAGCTCGAGGATTTGTCTGCCCCACCTGCAACGGAACTGGCAGTCTCGGAGGCATAGCCTTTAACGAAGAGCGATACCCTTGCAAACGCTGCCAAGGCAAAGGACAGCTCCAAGCACGCATCACCGTAGAGTGGTCGAGCGATGAACAGAGTCAGTCCTTATTTACAAACCGATAAAACATTACGTTTTTGAATTGTTATGTTGATATCGGGGCGCGTGGTACGTGAGTATAGTCCGCCCCACCTTTTCAAGGGAGTGTAACGGCAGAGAGCTGCCGACGGAGGTGCAAAAAATCTTTAGCAAGCTCGCACCGCAGGTTCGACTCCTGCCCTCCCACTCTACAATCTATT